TTTCAGCCGCTAAAGACAGGTAGGTCCACTTTCGGTTTTGCTTGTCCTCCATCACACCCGAAAACGTGGCCGTCCGCCGTTTTTTCGGCTTTGGCCTTTCCGCCTCCATCACCTTCACCAGGGCCGCTATTTTCTTTTTCGTCGAGCCAGTCACGACCGTCCCGCGTCCTCTCCAAAACTAGTAGTTGTTTCCGCCTCAAAGACGCTACAGCGCGCAAAAGCTCCCGCCGTTCCACGGCGTCCAGCCACGTAGACTCCGCCGCGCGCTCCAATACCTGGGCGCTACGGATCAGCGCCCACACCATCATCCCCGGGGTATCCGGGTTAAAATCCGCCACATGCTTCACACTCATAGGGCTTTAATCCTCTCGACCTCTTCCGGGGCCACACGCCACCGCTGACTGCCCGCCAAACGCGTACCCTGCAAACGGCCAGCATTAAGCCAGTTACGCACCGTGGGAACGCTTACCCCTAGGGCTTCCGCTACTTCACGTGTAGACAGCATTCCGTCCGAGTAGCCCGCCTCATGGAACAATTGGCGCGCATAATTCCGCGTAACACCCAATTGGGCCGCGATAGCACCCACGCGGGGGTCGTTTCTATCCGGTAACATCCCCGCCGCCCTTCAATTCCTTAGCCAGGTTAATGAGCTGTTCCGCCACTGTCCCCACATCCGTAGTGGTGGCCTGTTGCTCTTCAAGTTGTAGGCGCTCTTCCTCAGCTTGCAGGGCCAGCTGCAATATTTCTAGCCGGGTGAGTTCACGCGGGGCCGGGGTGAAATCGAGGGTGCCTTCCATAGGCGCGGGCGTTTTATCCGCTAGGAACTTATCTATGGCGATCCCGTGCCAATCGCGGAAAAGCTCGACAGTGGCCCTATTCTCTTCCTTTACCTGGCCCACCTTGATACTGTCCAACCACCGGCTGAACTCTTCACGTTTCACCCACACAGACGTCCCGCCTGGGAACACATCAACCGACAGGTTTAGTTTTGGCGCCTGCTGCCTCCAACGTAGCCCCATAGCTGCACAGGCGAGATAAGCGTCTACCATTATCCCATTTTTGCTATGTTCTGCGATTACCAATTTGTGGGGTGAATTAGGTAAACTAATTTCTTGCAACTTCATGTTGTAAACCTCTCCGAAGGCCCGCGTCCCGCGCGGGTCTTCTTTTTTGTTGATTTTTGATTGTTGACCCATGTAAAACTATTAGGGCCAAACGCCACAGTGACGCTACTTTTACCCACAGGCGCCCCCTCCACCGGTTGACACAACGGGTTAAAATAGTGGTGCCCAAACCCCCTACACCGAAAAGGTGAAAAACATGGAAATCAGTATCCACGTCAACGACGGCGCCATGAACGCTATTTATTACGTTCGCAACGAACAGGAACAGCGCCGAGTAAAATCCGAGCTAGAAGCGGGCCGTCACCCAGGCATTACTCAATGTGCCGTCAATTACGGCACCGCCTATGTTAATCTCAGTGAAAACGTTAGCTATTCCGTAGTAATCCAAGACATAGGCGAAAATGACGGCCGGGCAATAGGTACCACGGACAGAAACGCCGCTCCCTACGTTAGGTTCTAACTACATCAATCGCGGTAGCGACAGCACAGCCGTTAGCGCCCTAGCCTCTTCATCAGATAGCCTCACCCCAGCCGGGGCGAAAATAGGGGTAGCAAGCCCATCCAGTTCGTTACTCCGATACACCAAAACGCCGCCAATACTGGCCAGCACAAAATTACGCCCCGGCTGTTTGTAGTTAGCCTTTTCAAGCGTCTTTTTCCAGTAGTACACAGCCTCCGACAATGGGAGCTGCTTCAACTCTGCATCCATAGCAATACCTCTCAAAGTAGACAGAAGGCGGGGCGGCGTAACCAATTCACAACACCACCCCGCCACAAAAGCGCGCCCTAGGAAAGGGGTCAAAGCCCCTCCCCCGCGCGCCAACTAGGAATCACACCCCCATGACCCCAGCGCCCCTCGACGGAATCGAACCGCCAACCACACAGGCCAAACCCATAACTATGCACAAACACCAGGAAGGAAAGGAAACAGGGTTAAGCCCTTATGCGCGGTCACACCTAGCAAGGGGCAAAAACCCCGGCCAAAACAGCCAGGGCAAAAAGAATTTATATCCGCGCGGGTGGTTACCTACAGGCCGTGGCCTATGTTCCAGCGCCCCGCCGTTCACCCCGGGTCATCGCAATCTACACACCATGCTCACCGGGACTACTAGGCGGGTAAATATCTTCCCCGCGCTATGCACTCATCCAGTTTTTCAAACAACACGGCCACACCAGGCGGGCTAGTGAATATGCCCAAACCCCAGCCCATCTAGTGGAGCCTCGTGCCCTGCCAGGGACTCGAACCCCGGCCCGTTCCAAACAGGGCCATTAGTAAAACGGTTAACGTTTTCCGTTTTCGGATAACTGCTATATGTCGATTATGTATTACGCGAATCGTTTTTGTAAAACTTGGAATTTATTCACCCCAATTAAGGGGTATTTTTGGTTAGCTGCCAGGGGGACAGGTTTTCAAGAAATAGGCCAGGCGCTACGCTTTCGATATGCCCAAACGTCACTCAAATTCCGCCACAGTAGCCGCCTGGGTAGACGGGTTGATCTACCCCGACAGTCGCCGCCAGGCCTGTTTTAGAGCTGGGATCCAGCAGCCAACGCTCACGCGCCAAATCAACGAAATAGGCAAACTAGCGCCAGAGGTAGTTATCCAGTTATGTCGTGCTTATGGGCGCTCCCCGGTCCAGGGACTCTACGAAAACGGCTATCTAGAACCGTCGGAGGCTAAACAGCCGGACCTAGACTCGATCCTGGCCAGCATCCCATTTAGCCGCCTATTAGAGGAGCTACAGGCGCGGGGTGAACGCGCGGGCCTTAGCTAACCGCCGCTTCCTTCACCTTTTGAGCCTTTTCAAAGGTGTTAGCCTTTGTTCCCAGGCTTACAGCCCGCCCGCGATTAGGTCAGCCACGGCGACAAAGCCAATTATGAATAGCCACAGGCCGGCTAGTAGGACCACGCTCATAGCCAGTTGCTCCCACAGGGGCGGGGTGTTTGTATTGCGCATGTTGTGAACCTCTCCAGTGTTCTAAAATCCGCTCAACGTTCAGTTTTTAAAACGTTGATATTCAGATTATGCGTCGACCGATCGTTTAACGCAAAACTCTGTAATTACTCGCCCCCCTTACGGGGGTATATAGAATGCCTGAGCAGGGGTTTTCCCTGTTCAGCTTTTCGACCATGAGCTACACTGGCACCATGCCCAAATCCCATAAGCCTGACGCGCAACAGCTCGCTAAATGGCTAGATGAACTGATTGCCCCCGACTCCAGACGAAACGCCGCAAAAGCCCTAGGAATATCTCCGAGCACCCTCACCCGGCAAATTCATGACGTCCAAGAATTAGCCCCCGACCTAGTTATTAGACTATGCCGAATTTATGGACGCTCACCAGCTCAAGGTCTCTACGAAACAGGCCACTTATCGGTAGAAGAACTGCACACGCCGAACCCCGCAGGCGCCCTTCCAAAAATCGACACACTCTCACTACTAAAGGAGCTAGAGGCGCGGGTGGAAGGAGACATAATCACATCCCCCACCCCCACAGGCTCTAACTCATTCCTAAACCTATTAACCGACCCAGCATCAGACTTATACAACCCGACCGTAGATCCAAGCGCCCCATTGCGAGATATGTTTGGTGATACGTTCGATAATTCAACCTCGCAGGAAACCCAGGCTAGAGGGGATAATGTCGAACACCTGAACGATAGACGGCGCCACACTGTCCGCTTCAATGACTACGGTAACGAATACGACGAAACACGCCACGTTGCCCTAAACGGTGACGAACTAGAACCAAACGAACTACAGGAACCCTAATGCAATTAGATAGGTTAGCCATACTAGCCGACAACATGGGCCTAACCATCACCTACCACCGGGAAGGCCCGAAAGGCTTTTATGATGATCAAGCCCACCGCGTCAGCATCCGCGCCGATGTCACCAAAAACTACCGGGAGCACGTCTGGACGCTAGCCCATGAAATAGGCCACGCGGCCAATCAACACAGGCCAACCACAGACCCCACTATCAACGCCCGACAAGAGCTACAGGCCAATAGATATGCCGCCGCCTTACTTATCAAGGCCACAGACTACGCGATGGCCGAAACACTCACAGGCGGCCACCCCGGGGCTATAGCTAACGAGCTAGACCTCCCACGCCACGCCATAGAATTCTATCAACAGCACAGCCCACACGCGCAGAAAGCGCCCCACGCATGGCTAGCGTAGACAAATACACGATCAAAGCCGGGACTAGGTGGCGCGTCCGATACACCACCCCGGACGGCAAACGCCACGCCAAACGTGGTTTTAAAACCAAAGCCGCCGCACAAGCGTGGGTGGCCCAAAACTTCCAAGAAATAGAAAACGGCAAACTCCACCCCACCACCACGGCGCCCACCATCAGCGAGCTATGGGGGCAGTACAAACGCCTAGAACTCAAATACTTAGCCCCCACTAGCCAACAAAGCCTAGAGACGTGCTACCGCGTGCACGTTAAGCCCCGCTGGGGTGAATTCCCCGCCGATACAATAACCCGGCCAGACCTAACAGAGTGGGTCCACACACTAGCTGGCAACCGATCAGCTAGCCTAGTTCAGCGGGCCGTTAGTCTCGTGCATAAGCTTTTGAACTATGCAAAAGAGGGAGGGCATATCGACGTTAACCACGCCGACCGCCTACCACTGCCACCCAAACGCCCGAAAGAGGCCACCCCGCTAACGGGGGAGCAACTCATACGGCTAGCAAATAATGCGGGCCGCTATCGCTCCCTGGTCCTTTTCATGGGCACCACGGGGGCGCGCCTAGGTGAATGCGCCGCCCTCACACCATCAGACATAGACGAAAAACGCGCGCGGGCAACCATCTCTAAAAGCATCAGTTACATAGGCGCTAAACCTGTTTTAGGGACCACGAAAACGGGGCGGGTTAGGCGCGTAGCGATCCCTGCCCCCACCCTAGCCGCCGTCCTAGAGGCCATAGGGGATAAAGGTGGCAACGAGTTTATCTGGGAACGTCCACAGGGCGGTCCAGTGACAAACCCGGGTAAGCGGGGCTGGTGGTCCAGGGCGATTAAAGAGTCCCGGAAGCAAGACCCCACATTTCCGCACATTAGTATGCACGATCTTAGGCACACCGCCGCGTCTCTTATGATCCAGGCGGGGTGTAGCGTTTTAGTGGTGCAGCGTCAGCTAGGTCACTCTTCCGCAAAAATGACGTTAGATGTCTATAGCCACCTTTTCGACAGTGATCTAGACGCGGTGGCTGATCTTTTGAGCTAGTGGCGTTTTGAGTGGTCCACAGGTGGTCCACGTGATGGGGGTTTTTAGCGTTTATGCTGGTAGGCGGCTCGACTATTATAGTCGATTCCTCTCTGGGGCACTTTTTTATAGCGTCCCCTAACCTGTGTTTATGCAGGTTGGGGGCTTTTTTGACAAATGTGCCCTATGTATGTATGTAGTTTTCCGTCGGTTTGTGATGGGTGTAAGTGGTCCACACGTGGTCCACGGCCCCACACAGGGCGCCGCGCTCGACCGCGTAACTGTGTGACGTAAAACACTGTAACCATAGGTTGCAATTGTGCAACCGCCGCGTTACGATCATGGTGTAAGCAAAAAACAAAACAAGAAAGGAACCCCCACAATGAACATCATCGAATACACCCCCGGCCAATTCCACCGCGTCAACTTTCGCAACCTCGTCGCCGACCAAAAGACTGCGAACTTCACCTGCGACGCCATCAGGCGCGGCCAATTCACCCACCGGGTCAGCTACCAAAACGGCACGGTCTACATCAAAGACCTAACCACAGGGGACCGCGTGGCAACCTACACCTGGGACAGCTACATCCCCAGCCGCGACGAAATCCTGGGAATCACAGACATCCTAATCGCAAAAGACCTAGGCCTCGAGTAATGCTTCAAGAGCTAACCGACGCCGCGTCCAGGGTGGCCAGTATCGCGCAACAGCAACACGCCGCCGCCCAGGAACGCGACCGGCTTATTAAAAACGCGGTAGATAACGGAATACCCATCACCCGCATAGCAAAAGCCACAGGACTAAGCCGGAACCACATTTATCGAATCATCAACAGCGCCCAGGCATAAAAAAAATAGGCTCCGTACCACCCCAGCCCCATACAGGGGTTAAGGGCGGCACGGAGCCTCACTCACACATTTAGGGCTGTTCCCTAATCCCACCGCCCCCACTTTTAGGGGAGTGGCGCGTCTTATCATCGAGCAAACCCAGAGCCTCCAAGACAGGCGCGGGCGCTGGTGGTGGACCAGGCGGGCGGGGCCACGCCTCCAACAGCGCTACCGCGTATAGGCGGACATGGTCATCGACCACGCGGGCGGCGCGTAGCTCGTGCACTTCTGCCATTAAGCGGCTCAATTCAGCTTCCAGCGACTCTACACGCTGGCTTAACGCCTCTGCATAGCCCGAGTACTGCTGCCAGGCCACAGCGTCTTTAGACTGCTTAGCCTTTGCAAGTTCAGCGCTGAACACGTAACGAGCGCCCACGATACTAGCCAGGGCTGCCAGGAACGCAACAATCACAGAACCCACGTCTAGGACTTCTGCTAAAAGCATCCCGTCACCCCCTGGTTAATCCTCGTAGCGGCCCTCCGAGCATTGCCTCCCGCCGCATGAATGATTAGAGTCAATAAAATCAGCGCGGGCCGCATTCAACTGGGCCGCCTGCGATTGAGTCCACCCGTTAGGCGTGTTCTTCACACCTACAACGGTCAAAAGGAACCCCACAATCAGGAGGACGGTCTGCACCCGGGGGTCAGCCGCGAACGCCTGGGAACCCGCCCACGCCGCCACAGTAGCAAGAAAACCCGCCGCCGTAGTTACCGTGTTCGAATATTCTTTCCACCACGGCTGGGCCGTCAGCTGACTATTAAGCCAACCCGCCGCAAAGTCCACCGCGAGATTAGAATTCCTAGCCATTACGCCCCCACCTTCTTAGCGATAGCCTCCAAGGTGGTCTTCATCCCTTCCACCTCTTTACGCAGCGCCGCCGCATCCGTCTTAGCGAGATACGCGTGGGCGTCTGCGTTCAGCAGCATGTCCAGCGGGGTCATGTCCACAGTGCTCCCCGCTACGCGGCTACGGTAGCGCCGCTTAATGTTATCAAATTCCACTTCATTCTCCTTATCTATAGCCCCCACAGCCGGGGACGTACTTGCACCGCTGGGCGGGTTAGCTAACTCGTGGGCCACCCTCTGCCTGAACGCCGCCATATCGAACGACGGATCCCACTTTCCCTGGGCTGCTCCCGCCCATTCCTTATGCCCAATAATCCGGTCAACGTTCCACCCTAGGAACCAGCAGAGGGCCGCGCATAGGCGCGCGTAAGCCTTCATTTGTGCCTCCGGCCACGGACTCGAGCCACTGCTAACCGCCTCGATACCTATGGTGTATTGGTTAGCCCCGTTAGGCGGGTAGCCGTAGCCAGACCCCGCGCCTGCGTGCCACGCAAGCCCCACGCCGCATAGGGTTGCAACCCCTGCCCGGTCTAGGTGAATCTGGGCACACAACCCCAAAGACGGGTGCTGCGCAATGAACCACGGGCCGGTATTGTCCGAGCCTGTGTGGTGGCAAACCGCCCCCTTAATGGGACCGAAATCACCATGCCCCCGGTCCTTATAGCCGTCTAGTTCCTTAACCTGAACGCCCCAGAATTCCAGTAGTTCTTTTAGGAATACGGGATCCCCGCGCCAATTATGATTAGGCTTCATAGCCTCCCCCTTTTCTTTTACCCTTTAATCCACGTAATAGAAGCGCCCGGCTGGACCACACCCGCGTTTGGATGGAAACTCTCCAAGGTAATCGTGCTTCGGCCACGCACCCTAATGTTTATGTCCGACTTTCCTTTTTCTCTATGGTGGGCCGCGAATGCGTATATGTCTTGTTCGATAGGCTCAAACCCAGACGGGACTTGCGCTTCGCCGGTGCCTCTGTCGCTAGTATCTAGAGAATAAGGGGTCGCAGAATAAATAAGAGTTGCCACAACAATATTGCCAATCTTCGCGAAACGCCACTTCCCTACCTGCTTAACAACGGGCGCAATAGACGCCGCCACATCATCCACGTATTTTTTAGACGCCGCGTGGTCTTTATTTGTAGGCGTCTCTTTAACCTGCAACTGGCCATCAGGTAAACGACATGCCGTCGAAAGGCCAACCGGCAAAAACATAGGCGGCTTAATATTCCCCGGCCAATCAGAATGCTCAACCATCCTATGCGGCCTAGGCGGGCGGGCGTCAGTGAAACGCGGGTCCGTTTTATCCGCCTTCGAATCCAGCACCCCCTCAGCGGCCTTTTTAAATTTTTCCGCATCCTCAGCCGCCTTAGCAGCTTTGGCGACCTCGGCGCCCACCTGGGCTAAATCTGACTGAACCTGCTTCCTCAGCGCGCCTACAGCATCCGACAGGGCGCCGTCCACCTTAGCGTTAGCCTTCGATGCAGCGTCTTCTGCTTTCCGCTGGGCTGCGATAGTAGCGCGTTCGCTATCCGCCGCCCTGTCCGCCGCCTTTTCTACAGCCGTTTGTACAGGCGGCGCGTATTTGAACTTCGACTCAATCAGCGCCCGCAAAGTCACAGTGCCGTTGCCATCCGGCACCACCACTTCGACAGGTTCACCGCCTAAATAGTTAGCGCAATGAAACTCAACCACCATAGGGCCAGGCTCCACGTTTTCCACACGCGCCTGGCCGTCAACCAAATGCACCACACGCGCAGCCGTGGACACAACACCACCCGCCCGGTCGGCGCTACCACGCACACGCGGCGCATACAAAGCCACCGAATCATCCGGGTGCGTTTTACCCACAACATTAGTAACATCAATGACCAAAGTCTTAGCCATTTAAAACTATTCCCCCGTCCCTAGAAAATCTGAATCCTCTGTTTTACCAGTCACACCGCCATTAGTGAACTGAGTGACTTGTTGGGCCGTTAGTCGTGAATACATAGGGTTGCCGCGAATCTCCCGCCCCGCCTGAACCTGCCAGACTTTAACCTTCACCACATAATTAGGCGCGGGCGTGACCACTGACATAATCCCCACAGACGAACCACCATGCGTCGTATGTAAAGAAAATTGGCATTTTGAAAAAACCTTATTGTCCGGCGTTAAAACAACTAACTCCCAGCGGGTGTCTTGGAAACCGATAACGACCCACGACGGGGAAACCAGCGCCCGAATATCCCACAAGCCTTCCTTTTTTAGCCTCAAACCACCGTCATGCACTTCCACATTACGCGCCGGGCCAATTTGCTTATTAAAATCCATCCACCCGACGCCCAGGTGGGCGTGGTCCATGAACGCAGTGCAATAGTTCATAGGGCTAGATAACAAATCTACGCGATTGATTAAATCCAGCTGGGCATCCCTGAACTGCTCAGGTAGAAAACCCCACGCTTTAGCCAGCCCCTCAATCCCCTGCGTAATGGCGTCCGTCATCATTTTCACAGGCATAAGAACGACGTCCCACAGGTTAGCCCCTAATTTTTCAAAAAATTTACGGGCGTTACCCGCTACATCGCCCACAGGATCAGTGCCCGGGGCCGGGGCCACACGCCCCGACAAATCAACTCCCACTATTCACCACCCCTATCTAAGCTATTAGCGCGTTCCATCACGTCCACAGCCTCCAACGCGGCGCGTAGTTCCTCCCGCTCTTCCACCGTCATAGCTCCAATATCCACGGACGGGGCCGTTACGCGCACGCTGGCGCGCCCCTGATCGGCCGGAATCCACGCCCCGGCCTCCCACGGCCCACCCATGCCGCCTAATCCGTCGTATTTAACCAGTGGGTCACCATCAGACCCCGGGGCGCCACACTTCAACGAGTCGAACACATGGGCCGCTAATTTTTCGCACGACTCCAAGTCAAAGCGAAAACCCGCCGCGTTGAAAAAAACCCACGCCAAAGGGTGGGAATCATCAGCGACGGGGTAAGGGTAAATATCATCCACAGGGCTACACCTTCCTTTACATGACAAAAGACTTCACACGGCTAACCGCGTTACTAATAGACTTCAAAGACCGCGCATAACCCCGCGCCCACGACTCACGCGCCCTAGGATCACCAAGGGTTAACTCTTCACGCCACCCGCTAGACACAGACCACGATAATTTAGCCTCCGAAACATAAGTAGCGAACAAGGCGCCCCTATGAACTAGCCCCTGCTGATCCCCCGCCCGGTAATCGCGCCCCCACTTATAAATAGTCTGGGCGCTAGTAGTAAAGCCCACGGACATCATGCCCGCCCCTTGTTGGAGCATCTGGAACGCCTGCTGCCATGCTGATAGTGTCCAACCATCACCGGACCCCACAGAAGTGCGATAGCGATATGGCCCCTGAGCTTCCATCCGGACAGAGTCGCTAAATTCCTGCCACGCAAAAAGCTTATCCTGGAACGAAGCGGCGGCGGCTTCACCAAAGAATTCACCCGCCGCCCCAATGAGGATAGAAAATTGTGGGAACGCAGCGGCCAGGCCACCGGCCAAACCATGAAACGCAGCTTTCGTCCCCGCGCTAATAGCCTTATTCAAGACTTCCGGGGAACGCCCGCCAACGATCACGTGCGAGTCCTCAGACTTAACCACAGTGAAATCAGACGTCATACTGCCCATATCCTCAGGGCGCCACACCACCCACGGGTACACCCCCGCCGCTGTTGCTTTCGTATCTCCCAAACCACGGCGGGGCGCGTTATTAGACCTATCGAAACTACGGACTAGGCCGCGTAGAAAATCCAGCCCCCCGCCTGTAGTGGACGTGTCAAATTGCCTCGGAACAACATCCAAAATAATGATAGGGGTGGTTAAGGCCACGGGGAACCCCTCAGGTTGCTTATCCCCCGGTAGCCACAGGTCAGCCGTCAACAGCAAACCCGCCGCGTCAAGCGTCTCGGAAAACAAATCCGCCGCTAAATCCATACGCGCGTCTAACACCGTGTTTTGCGTAGAGGCAGACGCATGAACGGGGTTAACAATCAACGGCCAGCGGCTAGGGTCCACGAGTGAACGCCACGCGCCCATGTCCCACAGCTTCCACCCCAACCTTAACCCCGGCTGAAACTCACGCATCAGGTTAACTAAAAGATATTCCTTAATCACGCGCAAAGAATCCCCGGCCCTATAGTCACGGTACTTTAGTTGTGCTACCAAAGGTGCCCCAGGGGTAGGGTAACAAGCTATTTTCTCCACATGACGGTAAAGCGTTTTAGCCTCAACTGTCACCGCCCCGTGGCCGCCCTGCCCCCGGGTATCAGTGATCCGAGCGACCCGGCCCACAATACGCTCCGACGCGCCCCCCGGTCCTTCAAAAATGATGAACTGTCCAGAATCAACCAGGGCGCCCCACATGGCTTCGGGGGCGCCCACCCGCTCCAAATCCAAAGGCAAAAGCGCCGCTACAGCCGGGTGGTCCCCCGGGAGCACAATCTCCATAACCCCCACGGCGTTAACTTTATCTTCAAAAGATAGGCTATTACAGCCGTGCAGATCAGCCACGGGGTTAAAATGTTTATCCGCTAGCCACAGACCCCAGCCGTCCCCCGTGGCATGGGCGGCGTTCCTTTGAGCCAGCCAGTTAACAAAATCAGACACCACGGCGTCACCTCCAAGGACTTAACACCCGCTGACGCGTGTGCACCTTCAACCCTGAATCAGTGGCCACGTGTATCCGCCCCCCCGGGTCAACCCTAAACGGGACAGCCAATCCGCGCATAGCCGACCATGTTTCCACATCCACAGACCCCTCCGGCCCACCTGAGCGCGCCACAAACCCCTCCCCCGGGTCACAAGAAAGGAACCGGGGTTGTGCGGTCGTAGGCAACGAAATACGAACACCATTAACTGTGAATGACTTACCAGCCCCCGCCCATTCGATGTAGGGGAATAAAGGCAAATCCCCCGTGTTAGTGACGTGAACGCCCGCACTGTCAGAGGCTTCAACCTCCCAGGGGGAACACCACGCGCCCGTAGAGCAATACAACGGAATGGACAAACCAGCCTCCCACAAGCCAGCCGCGTAAGGGCTAACAGACGGGGCGCCCACAGGCTCCGACAACACGCACTCAGCGCGCCAAACCTCCCGGCCCGCCGTCACCACTTCCAAAACCCCGGGGCGGGTCAAATCAAAGCCGCGCACAAACTCAGTATGCACGCGGCCCAAAGAGGCATCCCCGTCAGGATAAACAGCCACATTCAAAGTGCCAGACATAGCCCCAAACGTAGTAGCAGTGTCAACCACACCCACGCCCGTAGAACGATCTACGCTAGAACGATTAACCGTCCCAACCATGCCGTCTATGCCCGTAAAAATCACCCCCCGGCGGGCGCGTAAATCCCCTTCCAGAATCCACCGCCGCCCCGCGTGACTAGTCCACGTGATCGTGTACGCATCTTTCACCAACTAAAACCACCCCTAACCGTCAGGAACTTTTAGACCAGGATCGACAAACCACTAGTAACCGTGGCCTCCTGGCCTTTCTTTAGCCCCTTAACTTCAACATCCAGGCCTCTAACCTTTTCGTTAAGACCCTTTAGCAGTTCTTCAACCTGCTTACCCGTGTAGCTACCATCAGGATCGAGACTAATCTCTAGTTTTGTAGTGGAACTAGACGAATCAACCACCGGGGTCTTCTCCACACCGTCTTTATCCGTAACGGTAGTATTAGGCCCCGACGACGACTCAGAGCCAACAGACCTAGACGCCTCCCCGACAACAAGCCCGTTATCATCCAACACCGCCACCGGCTGCAAACTACCAGTATGGATATGCCCCACGGGATAGCCTGTTTGAGCGCTGGCAGTATCGGCGCCCGCGTTCACCAGATCAACAAACGACTGCTTCAAAGAGCCGCCAATAATACCATCCAGGCCGAATAGGCCCAAAACATCATTAGCGACCCCCGCCGCCGCCGCGCCACCAACGTGCGCCGCCCACTGATCCGGGCGCCCAAACTGGCCAGGGTTGCCGAAATTCTTAAAGTAGTTATGAGCTGCCAGTGCCGCCTTAGTAAGCGGGCTAGACTCCGAAAACCACTCATTCCCCAAATAATCACCTGTATCTACCAGGTGTTGCAAGTGAGCAGCTGTTTCATTCCAGGCGCGGGGGCCGCCGTGCAAAATACGTGGCAATTCCGCCACTAACGCATCCACAGAGCTAACTAGCCCGGACACCCGCGCCCACTGTCCGTCCGTCAGCACCGCCTCCGGCTTGCCAGTGTGATTAAAGTAACTGCCAAAACCGCCCGGGGTGGGCTTCAACCAGCCGCCACTATCATAGCCATGCCCATGCCCCCACATAGTTGTAAGGTCATCGCCATAACGCGAACGGTAGTAGCGTAGCGCCGCGTTCATATTTGCCCACGGGTCCGTCCGATCATTCGGCAAAGACGGATCACGATTAGCTGCAAACGTGCTGGGAATGATCTGCAACAGCCCCTGGCCCGCCGCCGCGCCCGTGCCGTTAACGTCGACAATCTCTTGATTACGATTTGGGATACCGCCCGACTCGCTCTGAATCTGTCGGATCATCGCGTCAACCTGTCGCGGGTCATCAGCGTTAAACCCATTGCGCCGCATTGCGGCCATCGCCATATCGCGCCACGTTTCAGCACTACCAGAAACGCCCGCGCCGCCGTTAAACGACCCGGCGTGGTCGGAAATGAAATTCAGAACAGCGTCTTTAAGTTTCCCAGCAAACGCCTTAGGGACATAACCTAGGGTGCCTTTAAACTCTGGTATAGCGTCCATGATAGGCCGCAAAACAGCCTCCGCCATATTTCGAACATGCGCGCGAATATCAAAGAAACCACCACCGCCACCGGCACCACCAGAAATAAACTTCCCTAGGAATTCCTTTAGCGTGTACGCATGGTTAAACAGGGGGTGGTCAGAGCCACGGGCGCGCCCGCCGATCTGAACACCATTATCACCAGAGGACTCAATATTAACCCCGTCAATCGTTCCAGCCATGTGACCATTAGCGCCGCCGCCCTTACCAGACAGCACGCCAATAGTGACGCGGCCTCCAAGCCCGGGCACAAAACCGAAATTGCCGAAATTAGACTCGGTATTAAAAATACGTCCACCGCGCAAATTCCCGCCGTTCAAATCCTGGACAATGCCAGACCACAAGCCTGAGCAGTCCCACGACGGGTTGCCCACACCCCCGTACTGGTAGGGCTTACCGTGCTCACCCTTCAATTTTCCAAACAGGGACGCCACGCGCTTATCCAGGTCATCAACCACACCACCATTAGCAAAGGCCGCGCCTTCACCTAATTGTTTACGGACTCCGCTCACACCACTAGACGCCGCTGTCTTATTCATGGCGTCCACAGCGGCGACGCCGCCTACAGCCTTCACCCATTCCGGGCGCATGATAGCCTCGCCGCCTGATAGCCCAATTTTCAGGCCACTACGCGGCTCAACAAAGGTATAGGGATCACGTCCCGGGGTGTATCCAGGCAGTACGCCACCGCTAGCAAACGCGCCTAACCATTCAGGCTCATAGGGCTGTAGTTTATCAAGACCTGCGAATTCAGCTACTTTATTCCAGGCGGTAACGATACCGTCGTTAAAAACCCTTTGGATAACAAACTTAATTGGTTTAGCTGCCGCCGCGCGTATGTTATCCCACATTGCAGTAATGCCGTCCACGGCGACGCTAAACGCGTTTTTAATCACATCCAGGCCCACGCGTAAAGACGTAAACACGTTAGCGTCTATCCACTGCCAGCCAGCTAATAGGGCGTTTTTCAGAACCTCCCACACACTAAGAATAAAATCCTTAGCGATGTTAAAAGCAATTGACCAACCCTCAACTTCTCTATTCCAGGCCCACAATACGCCCTCGCGAATCCAGTCCCACACAGCCGTAGCGCCGTCTCTGATCCAGTTCCACGCCGTGACGATAGCGTTAGCGACAGGCTCAAACACTAGACGCATACCTTCAACAGCCGCGTTCCAGCCAGCGATCAACACGCCACTAAACCAATCCCATATAGGCATGATGAAATCGCGAATAGAGACAAAAGCATTAACAAAACCGGCAATAGCCAGTTTAGCTATGTCAAACATGCCACTAACTAGGAATTTTTGGAACAGCAAACCCTGGCGAACGATCCAGACTAGCGCCTCCCCAAACGGCTGCACAACCTGCAAAACACCCTCAAACGCGCCCCACAGGAACCCAAAAACACCCTTAGCAATCTCCCAGGTATTTAGAAAAGCATCACGAATAGTTAACAGATAGTTAACAAGGCCGCTATCCTCTTCAAAACCAAACGCGGCCAGGCCACCCGTGTAATCGCCCTTAGTAAAAATGCTAAACACATCAGCCACAGCCCCGCCAAAGTCCTTAATAAACTCCCACGCCTTGCCAAAGGAATCACTAATGCCTCCCCAAATTCCCTTAGCCCATCCAGCAATCCCAGAACCCCAACCTTTTAGAGTCTCCCAGAACTCACCAATCTGGCCCTTCAGGGAATCTAGCAGTTTCCGCCCTGTTTCCGTCTTAGTAAAGAAAATTGCCAGGGCGCCGACAACGGCACCAATAGCTAAAACGATCAACCCAATAGGGTTAGCCAGCAGCGCCGTATTAAGCTCCATCTGGGCCGCTGTTTGCAGCAGGGTACCCGCGCGCCACGCCTTATAAAGCGCCACCATCGTCTTTAGTTTGCCTACAACAAATAGGCCCGCCTGATAGGTACGGATAGTCGCAAAGCCAGCGGCCACACCCATAGCCGCGCCCGCTAGAGTCTTTAGCAAATCCTGGTGGCGCTTACCCCATTCTAGCGCATCCTGGAAACCCTTAGACACATCGTCAATACGCTTAGCCAACGTATCAACCCATTGGGTCAAATACGGCTCCGCCATGTCATATAGCTTTTGTTGGAAATCAGCCACCGCGTTTCCCACGCGGTCTATAGCGCCGTTAAGTCCCGCCAATTGCGAGCCCGCCGTATCTCCAGCGGACCCTACGCGGTCCATTTTTTCGCGCAATTCGTCGAACCCGTCAGCGCCCGCCTTAGCCGCCGTGGTAGCAAACTTAATACCCTGTTCGCCAAACGCAACCTTAGCCGCCGCGCCGAACGCCTCATCGCCCATACGGGCCTGCGCCTCCGAAAGCTGTTGACTAATATCACGCAACCCCACGAACTTTCCGTCCGCGTCCAGGGCGTTAACCCCCATCTCGTTCAACGCCTTTTTAGCCTCTTTTGTGGGGGCAATCAAGTCATTGATAGAGCCAGCTAAAGCCGTACCCGCCATAGAGCCAGTGATACCACTGTTAGCGAACAAGCCTAGCATGGTATTAGTATCTTCCAGCGAAATACCCAGGGAACCCGCAACAGGGGCCGCGTGCTTCAAAGACTCCGCCAAAGTAGCAACATCAGTCGCGGAATTGTTAGCCGTATTAGCCAACACGTCAGCCACCCTACCGGCATCGGCCGCCGCCAAATTAAACGAATTCATCGCGGCAACCTGAATCTCCGCCGCCTGCCCCGCATCAATCTGGGCCGCACCCGCTAGCTGAATGGAACCCTTCGCCGCATCCATAGACTCTTTAACCGACAAACCACCCTTAGTAAGGGCCAGCATAGCGTCAGCCGCCGACTTAGCCGACGTCCCCGCCAAATCCGTATCCTGGCCTAACTCACTAGCCTTATTACGAACTTCCTGCATCTGTTCAGCAGTAGACCCCGACACGGCTTGGAGCGTACCCATAACCTGGCTGAAATTACGGCCATTGCTAACAGCTTCACCCAAAAACGCTGTACCGCCCGCGATACCTAGGCCACCGGCCATAAGGCCCGCAAACTTCCCCATCTTCCCTAGGGCGCCGCCGAATGCGCCACCGAGTCCACCGAGTGCCCCTTCCATGCCCCCGGCCTTAGCTGACGCGGCATCGAACGCGTCTGCATTTTCTTGAGTGACGCGGGCTAGGTTTTCTTCCTTAGCCGCTAGGGACGTGACAGCCTTTTCCACGGACTTATCCGCGCTTTCAGCATCGCGCCGGGCCTTAGCGACCTTAGCCTCAGCCGCCGCAATCTGGGACGCCTTAGCATCCCCCTTATCTAACACCTCTTGATATTGCAGCTCAGCAACTTTAAGCTTATCGGCCTTCTCAGCCGCCCTATCCTTAGCCCTACCAATAGCCTCGCTAGCGCGCTGAACATCAGACTCCGCGCGCTTGATCCCATCCGCCAACGACTGCGCCATGACTTTGCCGCCATCGTCGCCAGCCTTTTTAAGGTTTTTGTTAGTCTCGTCAAAAAACTTATCAAACGCCGGTAGGATCGGAATAAACACAGAATCCATGCCCATAGCGCACCACCCCTAACACAAAAAAAATTTACTCCCCCGCCGATAACATGCCCATAAGGTACTCGACCGCCGCTGTTTCATCGCCGGAATCAACACGGCCCAAACGGTTAACCCCGTCATCTGGTTCGCTCCAAGGGTAAGGAACCGTTTTAGGTAGCTCCCGTTGTTTATGATCTAAGGACGTGGCAAACATCGTCTCAAGGCGCCTCAGATACTGGACTTGTGCCCACGCCATGTCCTCTAGCGGCGTCCACGCGTACTCCCGCCCCCGGGCACGCGCCAAAGCGTTATCAGCCGGTAGCCCCTTTAACAGGGCCACCAGCATCCGCGTAGTTATCTCCCCACGCCAAAACGCGGCGACATAATCCCGCCCATACTCAGCGATTAACGCCGCTTCACAGGCTTCCGGGAATTCCGCGAGCGCATCTGGGTAGGGTTTTCGGCAACGGCTTCGTTATGCTCTTGCACAGCATAAAGAATGATCGGCGTGGGGTCTACTTTTTCCTTCTCGCACAAGGCTGCGAATTCGTCCGCCTGATCCCCCAGGAACATGTCTAGGAATTCCGCGCGCACATCCTTAGCCGTCATTAGGCCGTCTTGGACATCCCTCTGTAGTTCGTCAAAACGATCATTAAAATCAGAACTAGCCAATTCCGGGGCCGTGAAATAAAACGTCTTACCGCCAAACTCAACGGGGAACCCCTTAGCATCCCCCACGGCTTCACGGCGCTTAGCAAGCATGGCATCCAGGTTAATAGTCACTGTGACAGATCCTTTCAAAAAAGGGGCAAGTCTTTTCATCAAATTTTTAAGTTATATGCAACCCGCGCGGGGTCAACCGCGCCAATAGGAACCACGCAAACATGTGGGGGCGACCTGCCCTCAACTCCCCCACTCGCGCAAAACCTTTACTTCTCTAGGTGGTCACGTGCACCCGTTAGCGCGGGCTGCAAATCCAAATAAACGGCAACATAAAGAGGGGCCGGGAGTTTACAGTCCCCAGCCCCTCACATGCCACCCATACCGGCTAGGCGGCTGTAACCTCCGAAACCTCAGCGCTAGACACGCCTTCCAGGGCGGTAACGGTTACCGTAGGCTTCGACGCCACACCGGAAATAGTGAACCCACCCTGGACACTGCCAGATACGCGGGCCGTCTTTTCACCCTTAGCGCGTAGCGCCTTCTGGACCTGTTCGTCCGTAGCCTTCCAGGACAGGCCCGTAGCCTTATTAGTACCGACAGCCAAATCCCAGGTGCCAGAGGTTGCACCCTTCAAGGTAAAGGCGTAGGTCTTAGCATCACCCTCAGCCGTAGCGACATCCTTAGACCAATCGCCTAGGCCGTTTTCAGACGCGGCGCCCGCCAACGTCGTACCCTCGGTGCCGGGCTTCCAGCCTTCCTTAAACAGGCGCTTAACAGAATAGCCCACACCAGCATCAAGGTTAGCCTTAAAGGTGAACTCATAACCCACCAAATCGGAACGCGTGTAATTCACGTCCCCGCGCTCCGAGACGGTAGCTTTAGGGATCACGATACGGCGGGCTTTATGGCCGTCAACAATATCAATCACCAGGCTAAAAATGTAGTCCTCAGGGATAGTGCCGCCCTGCTCAAAAGACGCCACCCCTGTCTCTTCATCCCACGCCATCATGTCCTCGGGCACAGAGTAGTAAAGAGCGTTAGCCAGGCCGCCGATAGACAGAGCGGTTAGCTTAAACGTGTATTCGCGCTTGTTAATCTGTTCGCGCAAATTTTCGGTAGACTGCCAAACGCTGAACTCGTTCTTCTCTTCACTCTGAGACTCAGAAATGCCGGAGTCGTTGCACCAGCCTAGGGCGGTCCACGGCTTGTCTAGCTTTTCCATAGACTCAGGTAGCTTAGTGCCATAGGGGGCGTAGTGAGCTACGCCAGTAACACCAAGCAGCGCTAGTTCGCGTGCAAAATTAGCCTGGGACAAATCAACCAGGTTAGAAACATCAACAGTGGCCTTAGCCATAATTCCCCCTTCAAGGAAAAATAAAAAATCTAGTTCTAGGCCGCAACCATCACCGATACAGTGAAACCTACGCGCCTAACATTTTCGTTACGATCCGGGCGGGACTCAGGGCGGGAGGCGTCTACCACATGGATAGACGCGCCCCACCACCTCCACAACTCCATCCGCGCCGCATTTGCCAGCTTCCACGCCTCCCCGCTGTTCCACATAGCCGGGGTGGTGTAAATATCGACATCAAACTCGACAATATCCGCCCCTAACGCGTTCATCGCGGCACGGCGTTCAGCGGGGCCAACCTGCCACACATCCACAGCTGGAAGTCCCTCTATCTCGAAATCGTGGGGTAGCTCAGCGTAAACCGGCCAATCATTAACGCCCTGTAGCTTTTCTACAATGGCCGCTAAAACATCCACGACTAGTAGCCTCCCCTCTTGATTACGCGCCTCAGGGCGCCAATACGGGGGGTGTCTTCCCCGCCGTATTCCTCAGCCCTGTTATCTGAAAAGACCTGTACCTGGGCACGACCACGGGGGCGCACACTGTAACGCACAGAATAATTAGCCTCACCGCCGTGTTTACGTGACTCAGCTAAGGCAGCGCGGGCTACACGCTCCCCCACCCCCAGCAAATGACGCTTTAACCCCTTTTGCTGGTTGACGTCCCTCCAAATAAAGTCCGGCACTCTATCCGACGACATGCTTTAGCCCCACTTCCACGTGATGCACAGAACCGGGGTTATTAGGGTCCGGCCAGCGCGCGGGGGCGCCATCCACAGCCATCACTAACACCCCGCCTAGTCTCACGCGATCAGACGCCCGAATATCTAAATCAGTACCCGGGGGTGTGTACATCCTCCAGGACTGGTCCACCGTGGGGCGTAAAACCCCATCCTCGGCAGTTCCCACGGGCTGCACGCTAACAGGAAAATCCACCGGGATAACCGTGGGGTTAGACCAATCGGGCACAGTCTCCGAGCTGTAGCGGCTACGCTTTGTGCCCGCGCGTAATATCTCCACCGTCTGGTTAAAAATCGCGCCGATCATGGCAACGCCCTTAACTTGTAGGTATCGAGAATCCTATATTCATGAGACTGCGGCGTTATCCCCGTGGTAGCGCCCATACTGATGCCGCCCACCGTGATAGCCCCAGAGGGCTGCGCAGCCCTAGACGCCATAGACAGAACCACAGAAATCAAGTCCTGAGGGTAGCTATCTACGCCACCCCCGGGCGTTCCAAAGCCATGCTCAAAATCAACATTTACCGAATAGCTAGGCTTAAGCTGGATACCTGCCAGTTTCACGATACCACCGGGGAATGCCATAAACTCACCACCCGCCCGGGTAGACCAAATCCGCCCGCCCTTGGACTGAGATAAAGAGGCATACACCTCGATAGAATTAACTATCATGTCCGATTTGGTGGGCAAAATAATAGTGTTCCCAGACTGTTCAGTAAGTGTTATATTGTCAGGCAAACTAGGGAAAACATGCCAGCCACAGATATTACGAACGGACGCGATAGCCGCGTTAATATGCGCCTGAGAAATAAACTCAGCGCCCTTAGGGTCCAACTGCTTCAACATCTCCACAGTTATAAAAGACGACGGTTTTTCAATCCTCTTCACAGCTATCACCCCCTAACAGGCTAACCGTTTTTCGGTTTACGCCCACGGCGGGCGGGGGGAGCCTCTACAACATCCCCCGCCGCCTCTTCACCCTCAGCCGTAACCCCGTCCAGGGCCACGTCCTCAGGAACGGCCCCCGGATAAAAACGCGCCGCGAATTCATCCGCCATTAAAAGAGTAGTCTCAAACCCATTAGGGAAAACCACCCTCCACCGCTTACGCGAATCACCCATACTTATCACGCCGTCAAAGTCAGCTTAACGAACGCAGCCGGGGCCGGAACCATCAACCCGAGGCGTTCTTCCGCGCGGACAGTAACCAGATTGTTCTCGAAATCATCCGCGTTAGTATTAGTGGAATCTACTCGCAGACCGCCCTTACGCAGCACCGTAGCGCCCTGCTTAAATGCGCCAACAAGGGCCGTGCCCTGAGGCACCGCGTTAGTTACCACAGTTCGCAGACCCCACGGGCCGGGGTTAATCTGAATGCCGCCGTTACCATACGGGCCAGCAAACGGGCCGCCCGCATAGTACTGGCCGTTCTTATCCTTCGACAGGCGCAGAGGCTGGTAGTCAGCCGGGTTAATAACCAGGCCGTCAGCCGTTAGCGTGGTGGACTGCTGAACCATGCCCATAGCCTCGAAAATCGTGTCCGACCAGGTACCTACGCCCGTGCCGGTTTTCGCTTGTACGCCGTCACGATTCAACAGGCCCTTAATCCCGTTGCTAGTGCCATCGCCATTGAGTAGCTGCTTTTCCTCAGCAACAGACAGCTCGTACACCAGATTGTTGTTAATCCAGTCAGCGATAAAGCCATAGTCGGAGATCATTTCGTCAGTGAGCTTAGTCAGCGCCGCTACCTTAGTCAGTGATTCAGTAACCACGTCAAAGTCGGTAAAGTTAACATAGGGCTTTTTACCGCCCTCTGCGACAAAACCGACGGCGCCTTCTGCAATGCGGTTGGCCTTTTCCACCAAATACTTAATAGTGGCGTTCGACACGGTAGCCGATCCCATAAGATCGGCCGCGACCAGCTGCTCTCGGTGGGCGTTCACAATGGCACGATCAAACGTCGTACCCCACGCAGCACCATCACCGGTAGGGCGCTTATACGGGTCGCCCGCCGCCTTAAACTCGGTGCCCACAATGTTCAGGCGCGCGCCCGCCGCTTGCTCCCGCAAACCATCGCGCGCCGCCTTAACAAAGTGCTCACCCAGGGTAGCGGCCTTCACCTCAGCCGGGGCCGCATCCTCTTCAACCTCACGCAAAGCCCCCACGGACTTCAACAACTCACGAGACTTAGCCGCCTGTTCCAGCTTTTCGTCAATCTCATGGACCTTATCAACAGCGGCCTTAATCTCAGCCCGCTGGTCCTCGGTCATAGTCTCCCGGTACTTGTCAGCCAGTTCGCGGGCGGCCTTCAACGCAATCGCGCGCTCATTCTTCAAAGTCATTTTTTCCCACTTCCAGTAGTTCCAACTCCACGGCCACAGCAGCCGCGAAAACATCCCCCGAGGCGTCTTTCCCCTCCGGGTCAACAACAACAGATGACGCCGCCTGTTCAGCCTCAGCCACAGGCGTGCCCATCACGTCACGCAACAATTGCATAACATCGTCTTTAGAAATCGCGGGTGCATTCTTAACCCCCACAATCTCAGTATCCTGGTTGGCTCCAATCGGCACGACAGAAACCTCGTAAAGCTTCACGCGCCGTATCTCGTAAGCGTCCCGCCCGTCAATATCCACGGGGCCGCCGTCCAACACGTCATAGGCAAAAGACATCTGAGAGAGGCGCCCCGCCTTTATCAAACGGTAAACCTGGGCCGCCTTAGGGTTATCCAGATCAAGACGCGCATGCACCTTCAACCCGTGATCGTCTTCTACCGCGTCCAACACCTCCCCGATATTGGAAAAAGGATCATGAAAATCATGCCCATACAAGACAGGCAGACGGCCAGGCGCCCCACCCCACTCTTTCAGAGCATCGGCAAACGCGCCTCTAACAACCACGTCCCCGTACGAATCAATGTTGCCGAAAACAGATGCATAGCCGATAAACTCACCTTCGGCTAAATCATCCGAATTATCAGACTTAACCAAAGTGAAGTCCAACTGTTTTAGCTTCATTGTTCCCCCTTTCTCCCCCGTGGGGATCGTGGGCGGGTTTTCATACCACGCCCTAATAGCCTCTTCTGTATATGCGGGACGCCCCTCATCACGGGCACGCCGCAAACACACATCCATGCCCGGGTCCAAAAGGTGGAACTCAGCCCCGGCGCCCGCATACGCAGCAATAAGCGACCGTGGCGGGTTTCCTGAAATAACCCAAGCATCAGGGGAACCCGTTTCAGCATCCAGCACCCACCCTGTAAACCCCCGCCGCATAGCGGCCACCGCATTCAATACAGACTCCCCGCGCACAGTTTCCGGGTGCAGCTCCCCCGTACCATCCACCACAGCCGCCAAACGGTCAAAGTCAAACCTGGGTGTACCACGCGGGGCGTGCAGCTCAACAAAAGTAGACTTACCGGAACAAGGCGGCCCCATCACAACATGTAGCGTCACTGCTCCCCCTCACCATCTAGGGACTCCCCCAGCCGATCCGCGTCCGTCGTATTCAGCGGCACAAGCAGCGAATCACCATCATCTAGACGCGTTAGATTATTCTGCTCCCTAGCCTCGTTCCGAGTCATCCACGGGCCGCCAACCGCCGCCGTAGTAATAGACGCCTTTTCCTCAAACGACGCGCGTAGTTTTTCATCCAAATTAAACTCCGCATATACCCCATCCGGGACGCCTAGCAAAGGCAATAGGAACGCGTTAATCACGCCCTCAAGTTTTTTAATAATCGGCCCCAGACTATCGCCGTAAAGACTTTTGCGGAATTCCCTAACGTTAGAGTAGTTAGCGTTATCCAAAAGCCCTACCATCGTAGGGTTAATGTGATAGACACTAGCTACGGTAGCCAATGCGAGCTTAGCGACGTCGACAAACTGTTCGTCCTGAGCCTTCAAATGCATGGGCTTAAAGTCCATGCCATCTTCAAGGACGGGAGTACCACCCGCGCCGGAACCACGGCCCGTATATTGACTATTCCACGACGCCTTAAACCTGCTACGGTCTGCCCCCGTCCAAGGCGCGTCCTTAGGCCGCGTAATCACCCCAGATAGGCGTGGCCCATTTTTCCACAGCTGGCCACGATACGCCGCCGCCTCCAGTTGTTCCTTTAGCACATCCCGCAAAGAATCAACAGGTGACGCGCCGTAACGATAAGTCCCCGGCTGATACCCGTGACAATAAACAATGTTAGACGCGGGTAGCTCCACATGGTTACCATCATCATCGGCTACAACGATAGACCGCAAAGTCCACCTATCACTAAAGTTTTTCCGATACACCCACAGTGGGCTAATCGGATAAACAGCCGGGCTACCATCATCATCAACAGAGACGAACCAAATAAACTCATCAAATAAACAAAGGTCAAGCAGTGAGGCATGTAAAACATCCTGCATTAACTGACCAGGGTTAGCCTTAAATAACACACGCGCCGCATCTGAATCACGGTCGCGAATACGGCCCCCATCATCCCCCCGCCTATACACATGGAGCGCCACACTCGAAATATTCCGAGCAACGAACTCAGTCACCGTCCTAAGATGTGGTTGCTCCTTCCACAACTGCTCCACTGGCATCGAATCAACGTCGCTAGCCAATTTTGCGAACAATGGGGCGGCTAACACATCCGCGCTAGGCGCCTCCATAACCGGGGCTTTAAACCCCAGCTTTTCAAAAAAGCCCACAAGACACCCCCCCTTCTCTTTTACACGATCAACAAACCGCCGCCGCCATCGTCATCATCATCAATAAGCGGCGCGTCTTCCAACTCTTCCACGACGTCCTCAAAGTCGTCGGCGGCATAAGCGCTAATGAACTTTTCCGGGGGGTTTAACGCCGCCCACCACGCGATATTACAAGCAACAAACGGGCTAATATCGCCAAAGGATTTGCCGCGATCCCAGATAAAGACGTCACCGGCTTTACGCTCAACAGCCGCCAAAGCCGCCTCATTTAAAACAGGCTGGTCAATATGGACCACCCGCCCCGATTGGATGGCGTCAAAGAATCCAAGAGTGGATCGGGTCATATCCCCGCCCTGCCACGGGCGCACAGTAAAACCAGCGTCAGCCAAACCCGGGGCCAAAGCCTGGGACGGTGAACCCTTCACTTGGAGAGCAACAACACCATCGCACCACGACCCCACGCGGGGCCGTAGCCAATCAACCACCCACGAATAGCCGGGGCGCGCCGCCACAACCTCCACGTGAACGACACCGTCCCCACGATCAGCGGCAACAGCGATATAAGCCGCCCGGCCATCCACAGCCACATCCACGCCCACCGCTATAACCGCATCATCCGGGATAGTAGCCGATGGGTCCGCCAAAGGCTCCCACATCGCCGGTAGAATCTTTCCAGGCTCAACCGACTGGACCCACTGGCAAAGGTACTCAGTTCTAAAACCATCAGGGTTAGGCGTTGACCTAACCTCCGCCTGCAAATGCTCCAACTTCGCCGCGCCATAACCCAAAGATGGGTTTGCCTGCAACATCCCCCGCGGGTCATCAATCGGCAATGCTGGATCGGCGGACCACGAAAACAACGCCATATTAGACGCGTCTGATAAGCCCGCGTTTACAGCCTCCAAGCACTGACTACGCAAATCCTGCAAGACAATAGAACTAGCGTCGCCAGCGTTTGAGAACGCCCACACCTGGCCAAAAGGCCGCTGGCTCACCGTTGGGGTGATAGCGTCCCACGCGTCCCATTTAATATGCTCTCGCAGCTCGTCGAAAAACGCCAGGTCCACCGTCATAGAGCGACCGCCCTTACGCGTGGAAGTGGTGACGCTCCAAAACGGCGGACCGTCTTTAGCTAAATCCACCGCCCCATCCACCGGGGCGCCCGTCAACTTAAACATATGGCCGCCGTTAACGCGCGTGATGTATTTGCCGTTGAATTCGTCATCTTCGTCGGCGCGCGTATTATCTCGCAGCCACTGCGACAGTACAGGGTTAAATGCAGCTATGCGGAACGCATCCGCCAAAGTGCCCTCAGCGTACTTCAAATTCTGAGCCGTTGAAATGATCCCAGACGCGCCAAACACAAACAAACGCCACAGGCCAAGCACGACCATAAAGTGAGTCTTACCGTTTTGCCGGGCAACTTCAACAATGACGCGCTTAAAACGAAAATCCGACCCATCTGCGTTATACTCCAAGCCATGCAACGCTAGCCACTGCTGGAACGGGCGCAAAGGCTGGCCGATCAATTCCGCGAACTCAATAAGCGAAAACCCCGCGGTAGTTTGAGGGGTAAGCTCCCGCCCACCCAACGTCGGAGGGAACAAACGCGGCACGGTGTGACCATGCTCCCCATCATCCAGAAGACTCCAAGCCTCCATTAATCGCGCGTAGTCCATCCATCACCGCCCTATTACGTTTAGGCCGCCCACGCGTCTTAGGCGCATCATCAGACGGCGCGCCGGGGGTTAAACCTAACGTCATCAAAGTCTTCAACAAATGCGGCCCTAAATACAGCGCCTTAGTCCGATCCTCCGACGACGCGCGCTCACTATCATCAATCTGACGTGCGTACGACAAAGCAATAGCCACCGCGCCACTATTCCGGGGGTCATCCATCAGCCCAGAGGCGTCCACGGCCTTCAAAACAGCCGCCTCTACCTCCCCAACACGCCTAGCACTCATTTTCACCACCTCCAAAACAGGGGCTAAACCCCTAAAAGTCCAGCAAAAACACGCCACAACCCGCATATTATTCAGGGGGCTATGCAACCGTGGGGGGAAATGCCAGGTCCCCACCCCTTGACTTTTCCGGGTTTTTTCCCTTAGTGATCTTTACCCCCTACCCCTTTGACCTGGGCTTTTGCCGTTTGGGGCGTTGTGAGGTGTTGTGGTTTGTTTTATGCATATTATACATCTGTTTGTATGTTATGCGTTTTATGTTTGCCTAGTCACCATATTCGGCTTGTGTTGCCGATGGGTTGTATGGCTACTCCGTCACTTTTGTGTCTGTTGCACGACGCGTGGACGGGTTGAATGTTATCTTCTACCAATTCTAGGTGTGGGTGTGTTTTTGTTGGCTGTATGTGGTCTAGGTCGAGACTGTTTGGGTGATATGTGGTGCGCGGGGCTTGATAGTCGATGGGTTGGCCGCATATGGCGCAAGGTTTGTTCTGCTCTTTGTATTGTGCTTGGAGGCGTTTGCGTAGGCGGCGGGCGGCTGGGCTGTCTGTGAATGGCATGTGTGTTACCTCCCGCGCGTGTCTTTGTATTTTGTTGTGTGTGTAGGTTTAAAGCCCCGCCTACCGCGTGTGGTGGGCGGGGGCGGCGGGTCTCTCCGATACACTGCCGCTATTGACAGGGGACAGCATGGCCACGCCTAAAAGCTGTCAGAGTAAGACCGCTAGCGATAGTGGAACGTTTACTTTGGCAACCCATGATGGGACCCCACAGTGGGGGCGCTGTTTTGCAATTATAGCATGTGGTGGTGTATGGGTGTCAAGTGGTTTGCGTTAAGTAGTCCACTACCTGGGCTAGCTTGTAGTGTTTTCCCCTGTGTGTCCAGGCTTGTTCTATGTGGCCGCGTGTGGCTAGGGTGTGTAGTTCTTTGCTTGTGGTGGTGTAGCCTAGCCGTTTGAGTTTATAGAGGATGCTGTGTTCTGCCTCCCATGTGGTGGGCGGCGTGGGGTCTGTAGCCGGGGTGGGTGGTTGTAGGCTACGGGTGATTGTGGCTAGATCCTCGTAGGCTAGTTGATTGGCTTCCTTATTGTCTACGATGTCCCCGGCTTTGTGGTATAGCCATGTTGTGTGCCTGTGGTGTGGGGGTGGGGTGTTTAGTAGTTCTGCTAGTGCTGTGGTGAGTTCTTTTAGGCTATTTTCTCCCTCTATGGTGGTGTTGAGCCAGTGTAGGTTGCAGGGTGGTTTTGGGCCGTAGGGGGCGCGGGTGTGTACTTCTGGTGGTGTGGTGGTGGCTGTGATGTTTGCGCGGGCTGTGTGTAGGGCGTCTGTTAGCTTGTCTATGCCTCTGAATAGGTCTATGTACGTCGCATACATGGGTTAGAGTCCTAGCCTGTCTAGTATGGTTTTGAATTCTTCTATTGCGTGGTATATGCCCGCGTTGAATTCTTCAAACCCTCTGCCCTTGTTTTCTTCGTCGGGTGTATTTAGTTCGCGTTCCCACCAGTCGAGCTCTAGGTGTAGCCTGTTGAGTTTTTCGGGTGTGGGGGTAGGGTGCATGTGTCCCTCCTGTTGTATTTGTGTGGGGCTATGTAGCCTTGGACCCTCTAGCGTGTTTATGTTGCCAGAGGGTGGGCGTGGGTTTAGGCTCCTGTTGATCCGTGGCCGTTGTTCCCGCGTTGCGTTTCTTCGAACTCTATAACGTGCTGCCAATCAACCTCTACAGTCTTGTGAATGATCAGCTGGGCGACCCTCTCCCCGCAATGAATCGTGTAGGTGTACGGGCCAAAGTTGACAAGATTAATGAGAACTTCACCCGTGTAGCCGGGGTCGATGACACCGGGGGCGTTGAGCACGGTGATACCGTAGTTTGCCGCCAGGCCACTGCGTGGGCACACATAGCCGACGGTGCCAGCCGGCAGACCGATGTGTAGACCGGTGGGGATTAGCGCATGTTGGCCGGGTTTCAAGATTTGGTCCGCTGTGGACACAAGGTCGTACCCCGCGTCTGTGGGGTGAGCTTTCATAGGCGCGGGGACAATGTGATTGATGGGGGTGGGCATTGTTAGTCTCCTAGGGGTTGTATTGTTGAGCGCGGGGGTTTGCTCCCGCTAGCGTTCTGCTAGTTCCTTAATTCGATCTGGTTTAAAACCCGCCCATTCATCAATTAAGCCCCCTGTGTTGTCTAGGACTTGAACAAAGGGGGCCGTCTGGTATCCCAATTCCTTTAACTCTGGGATGGTGTAGGGCGCTTCTGATATATGGGCTTCCACATAGGGTGTGCCCTGTCGTGTGAGTAGTCTTTTTGTTTGCCTACATGCTACACAGTTAGGTGTGCTATATACTGTGATCTTCATTGCCTTCTCCTTCCTTGATCGTTTCGGCGGTCTTAGCCCAGAGGGTTTGCTCATTAGCTGCAAGCCTGTCTTTCATGATCTGAACGTTATGGGCCAGGGCTTCCACGCCGATAGCGTTTAGTCCCAGGTTTTGCGCCGCTACCAGGGTGCTGCCAGACCCGGCAAAGGGGTCTAAGACTGTTCCGCCCTCAGGGACTAGACCTAGTAGGAATTCCATGAGTTCCACGGGCTTCTCAGTCATGTGGAACCGCTTAGCCTTAGCGGGGGTGGATTGTTGCCAAAACCCGCCTAGGGCGCCCCCTTCTTGTGGGCGGGCGCCGTTTGTTCCCCACACCACATATTCGCACGTGTTCGCGTAGCGGCCTTGTTGCCTGCGCCCGTTTGGTTTATGCCAGGGGATAATGCCGCGCCACACGACGCCACCGACCTGTAGGACGTCCGTCACGGAGGGTAGTTGCCTCCAATCCGTGAATACGGCGATAATTCCCCCGGGTTTGGTTACCCGTAGGGCTTCTGTCAACCACAGGTTGAACCACAGTAGGAAACTGCGCTGGTCCCTGTTATCGCCGGAAAAGTCGAGATAGTTACCTTGAACTTTCATGTATTTTTGTCCGGCTGACTGTTTCCTGCTAGTGGAATGTAGACCGCCACTGGAATAAGGCGGGTCTGTGATGACAGCGTCCACGCTATCGGCGTCTAGGGTGGGTAGGACTTTTAGTGTGTCCCCGTGGATGACTTTTATCATGCGGCCCCCATTCCCCAGGCGCGGGCCAGTGTCTTATGTCCTGTGTCTGTGATAATTCCCCCGTGGTTGATTAGGCCACGGTCTAGCAATAGTTGGGTTTGCGTTTGGGTTATCTTTTTTCCGCCCGCGTATTTTTCCAAAGCTTGCAGTGTGAATTCCCATATGTCACTCATGAGTCTGTCCTTCCAGTTCGCTATGCGCCCAAATGATTAGGTCTGCAAAAGCCTTCACATTGGCGACGTCCATTCCCGCTAGTTTCCTTACAGCCACGACGGGGGCACCGTCCACATCTCGAATAATGGAGGTGTTGCCCACCAATCCGGCGGAAAACGGGCCGGGCGGTAGGGCGTCGTGGAGCTGTTTCAAAAGCGCCTTATATGCCTGCTTCTCTTCATCGGTCATTGTGTGCCCTCCATTTCGTCGAGTTCTGTAGCCTTCCAAGCCAGCCAGTTATTAAGCTCCTTCATCCGCGCGGGGGCAGAGTTCACCAAACGCAACAGGGCGTCCCGGTACCCGTACGCGAATCCCGGGAGCATTTCACGCGGCCAGGCCGGTAATGCGGCGCTGATTTTTAACGCTAGGTTGTAGTAGTGATTTACGACACGCATAGTAGGGCGTTCCATCACCTGCCTAGCCGTGGCCAATTCCTGTAGTGCGTAGATCACGCCGCAAACTTCCACCCACGCCCACTCCGCGCCATGTGTCCAGGGCGCGTCGCCGTAGCCGTCTGGAATATCAAACGCCGCCGCCACCGCGCTAGTTTCCGGATAAATGCCCGTCATCATTCCCCCGTGATTTTGTTTGTTTCACACAGTCTCAAGTCCCGGGGGTCTATATATTCCCCGAGGCTGGCTAGCGCCCCGTATTCTTCCATCATCGTTAGGTAAGTGGTAGACATGAGTAGCCCACGGCTTAACCTGTTGATTAGCGCGTTCGCTTGCTCAATCTCAGACGCCGTCATATTGTCATGCACGATTAGACTCACTGCTTAGCCCTCCTGCTAGTTGATAGTTTCCCGGCGCCACGGTGGATAATTCCAGCCACATTAGAGGCATTAAGCCTTTTACAGCCGGGTGGATAATCGGCTCAGGCTTAGACATGTAGGCGGGTGTGTCATCCGGGGCTAGGCCCGCGTCTACCAGCCCGTCACATACGGCCTTGAGGGTGGCGACTAGGTTGTCTGTGTCCCGCCGTCTTTTATCCCGTGGTAGGTAGTGCAAACGCACGGATAGGCGCCCGTAGCGTTCCCATCCCATCATGTGGAGACCCCCTTGCCGCGCGTTCAACATAGTAAGCCCACGCACAGCTTTAACGTCTGTAGCGTGGGCGTGGTGGTGCTTACGTACGTTTAACGATAAGGGGGGTTTATCCCAGGGCAACACCATTAGGGCGCGGGGCGCGTGGGGATCATCAGAACGGCGGCTCATCATTGCCACCACCAAACCCGCCCGTGGGGGCGCTACCCCACGGATCATTAACCGGGGACTGTTGTGGGGCTTGTTGTCCCCCGCCGCCGCCCTGCTGCTTTGTGACGTTAGCGTACTGCCTGCGTAGGCTAACGCCCGCGCTAGTGAGCCTAATAGACACTGACTCGCGCGGGCCTTCGCTGCTCTGCCATTCCTCCCGCGTTTCCACGCCTTCCACCAGCAGCTCCACCGGGCTACTACAGGTGTTAACGATATTTTCGGCCAGGGAGTCAAAGGCCAAACAGCTGTAGAACTGTAGCGGCCCGTCTGTCCATGTTCCCGCTTTGTCCTTGATCCGGTCGCTAGTGGTGATAGTGAATCGTGTCATGGGGCGCCCGTCACGGGTGCGAGTTAGCGCGGGCGGCTTCTTGGAAGATGTAGAACCCAGTAGGGTTACGTGCTTATTGCTCATGTTCGACTCCTGTTCTAATTATGTGCGAAAAAAGCGGTGTTAGCGTGGTATTTTAGTTGCTTCATCGCTTCGTCTATTTTTTCGATGACACTAGCGGCGCGCCCCCCACTGGACGCCTCTTTCAGACCCCTTTTAGCTTCTTCGAGCTGTCCCCAGGCTTTAGCGTTTTTGTTAAACTCCCTCATGTCATCGGCGAGGGTTACACAGTCGTCTAGTGCGTCTAGGGCTAGCCTAATTTTCCACCGGACGCCGTTGATATGTTCGTCTAGCTCGTCTAGCTGTTTTTTGTGGCCTTCCATCGCCCACGCTGTTGTTTTCTCGATATTTTCAGGCATGGGGGCTATTTCCATGTAGCCCCAGGCTTCGTCCAGGCTATCGTGCATGGCATCCATGTCCACAAGTGCTAGATCCGCTAGCCGCTTCATCTCTTGTAGTGCCTCACTGAAAGACGTGTAGGCCTCCCCAAATCCAGTCGGCTCTAGTGGGGTAGTTCCCGTGTCTTGATCAGTTCCTGCCACTGCTGGTTCCTCTCTTCATTGTTAAAGGGGCCAGAATCGGCCCCAGCTTGCCGCGTCGCGGACTTTTCGGCCTCCCGTGGGGGTTTGTGTGGGTGCGGGGGTTTGGAGGGCTTAAAACCCCCGCCTTCAGGGTGCGCCAGCTTGTAGCGCGCCGGGTGAGGCATCCGCGTAGGCCCATAAGCCCCAACACACGGCAAACCGGGCTGTGCGCCACAGCGAGGGCAACCCACCCCTAGTGTTCCTGTAGCTTCATAGACCGATTTAGCCAGGCCGCCCGTGTTACGCGGCGTCGCCGTCAACTCCCGAACAACCATGCCCTGACTAGCCCTTTTCCGAGCATTCCGGGCTTCATCCAGCACCGCGCCCAAAGGGTTGAGCGGGCCACGGTCCCCGGCCCCATACACCACCGGCACAGCCTTAGCCAGGAATTCCGGGGCCACTCCCGCGCTGGCTAGAACAGGCGCCCACGCGTCGATCTTTCGTTTCGTAGCGTCCATGTCCAGGCCCGCAAAGCGGGTGTCAAATTCAGCGACTAGGGCCAATAGCTGGGCCGCTACCTCCCCCCAGTTGGGTTGCATCATTGCTCACACCTCCCGCCCGTAGAAAATCTAAAAAGCTGTTCCTGCCACGCGCCGCGCGGCTATCAGCCGGGAGGGTTAGTTCGTCCTCCCAGCCGTCACGGTTGAGCCACGTTGTGGGGTGTGGAATGAACCGGGGGTCGGTACCCGCCCGCTTGTGATGCTCAGCCAGTGCCACGGCCCCGTCGTGGATCACATTCGCGGGAGCGCGCTTGACGGCGCGTGTCCACGCGTTGAATGCTTTCCGCTTCCCAATCTTCCTCGGGTACGCCTCATAGAATTTTTGGAAGGCTTCGGAATATGGTTTTTGTTTCGTGGCCGAATCCGCGTCAGCGGGTGAGGTCGAGGGCGCTAGCCCGGTACCGTCCACGTGACTGCCGTCACCGTGTCCGCCGTCACAAGGGATAATAGGGTTAGTTGTTGGGTTACTAGTTGGTTTATTAATTGGATTGGGTGTCACAGGCGATACCCCGTTCGGTCCGTAGCGATACCCCGTTCCGACCGTAGCGATACCCCGTTCCGTTCCAGAATCAGCCAACGGGGTATCAATATGACACCCCGCTAACGAGTTATCCACAGGGTTATCCACAGGTGCGGGCGTCTCCAAACCATCATCCGAACGCCCAAAAACGGCCCCCGAATCATCCTCCACAGCCCCAGAATCAACCCGCGCGGGAGCCTTCGACCTATCCAGTTCCATAGCCAGATCCCAAACAACAGGCCGCCGATCACGTCTATAATGTCCAACCAGTGACTGATCCCCACGCCTAATAAGCCCGTCAGACTCTAACGCCCGCAAATGCCGCGCGATAGACCCAGAACTAAGCCCCGTACGCTCAACCAGCCGCCCACGGGACGGGAACGCCGCGCGCCCCTTATCATCCGCAAAGTTAGCCAATTCCAGCAACGTCCGGAACTTAGCGTTAGGCTCAACAGGCGCCTTATGCATCACCCACAAAATAGCCTGCAAACTCACGTTATAAACCTCCAAAAAAAATTAGTCACGCGGCGCCACAACCACCACCACATCAGCGGGGTTATCAACCGAACGGACCAGCCACCCACACTCATAAGAACGCGCCGGGTACGCGTGGATAAACGCGTGGCAAAGGTGGCAAATGGCCAGGCAATTGTCCAGATCATGGGCGCCGCCCTGACTACGCAGCTGCCTATGGTGAATATGCTCAGCCCGCCCCGTACATCCAGCCCACGGGATCAACACCTCGCACACCCCACCCGCGCGGGCATGAACCGCCTCAGCAACAGCGTGCGGCATACGCCCCGGGCTACTCCCCACGGCCAGCTACCGAATACATAGACCGAATAGACGCCCCTATCGACTGCAAAGCCCGTAGCTCCAGTTCCAAGGCCTTAGCGCGCCTGTCAGCGTACTTAAACGCCGCCTCCGCCACGTCACGGGCTTCACGCTCCCCCATAGTCTCCACCCGCGCCGCCTGCTTCCTGTCCTCTACAGGCCCGTCGGCGCTAAGGTAGGCGCGGGCGTAAGCCGCCTCAAAGAGGCGATCAGAGTCAAGAAAAGCTCTATAGGCTTCGTCCACCACGTCCACGCCTTTAGCGATACGGCTAGACAATGTTCTAATGTTTTGTTCGATGTCCACCGGGTTTAGCGGTGCTTGGAACTGTGGCATCTTATCCCCTCAACTTTTCGACTAAATCAGGGTCGCTAGTGATCTTCTCCATAAGCCCACGAATCAGCGCCGCCCCCTTAGCCCCTTCAACGACCGACAGGTCAAAAGACCCACCTACGGGTGTAATACCAAAGGCTTTAACCTTACCGGGGCTAAGCCCTAGCCGGTTGCATTCCTGCAATAGAGCATCCCGGGCCTGTTGAGCCTGATCCACGGGGCCACGCGTAGCCTGATCCCCGGGAACCGTCACATAGTCCGCATCCGGGTCGACGTCTTCTGTAGGTAGGCAAAGAGACTGCAAGAGGGCGATACGAAAAGCCACGCTCATAGCCTTAGCCGTAGCCTTATCCGCGTAGTCTCGTGCCTCAGCCGCGACACTGGCTTCCAGAGGCTCGCAACCTACATGTTGAAACCTGTAGGTTACGACCACACGGGCGTCCGTGATAGCGTTTTTACCCCCCGCGTGCTGAACATACTCCACATGGTCCAAACGCGGGGTAACCACCACACCATGCTTACGAAAAGCCGGGGCCGTAGCGTTAACCACAGCATCCACGCCGCGAAAAAAGAACCCCTGCTTCTGGTTTTTTTCCTGTTTATGAACGGCCCTAACGTCAGCCATAGCCGCCAAAAGCGCCTCGGCGGTATTTTCGTGCCTAACCATCCCCTACGCCTCCAATTCGCGCGTCAGATGATTGTTAGAGCAAATAGCCTCCGCCTCACGATTAGCAGACTCGGACGGGCGAACCATAACGGTAGGATCACCACGCCTAACCCCCATACCCGGGGGCACATCCCCACCCGTACGCGCCGCCGCTACAGTGTCAGCCTTCAACTTTTCCACATACCAATTAGCGACCGTATGTTCCAACAGCTCCGGGGCGTGTTCTTTCACCACCTCCATAGCCTTCACGAACATACCGGGGGCGAACACATCAACCAAAGCCTCAGCCGGGGCCATAGCCTTCACCGTTCCCATATCAGCGACGAACGCACTAGGCTTAGGGTCCGTTAAGCTCACCGTGCCTAGCTTCTCCCCCTCAGAAGTTGCGGCCACTAGCCGCTCCCCCGGGGTCATCTCATCCAGCAGCGCCTGGCGGCACGCGTCATGTTCAGCCCGCAAACGCTTTAAAATAGCGGCCTGTAAAACCACCTGATCTTTTAGTTTCATGCTGCTAATTCCTCTCTCAAGATGTCACACACGCGCACAATTTCATACCCCGCATCCGTAAGTTGCTTAGACTCTGTAAGCAGCCCCCGCGCATGTAGGCGCGCAAACTCATTAGGTTTAAGTTTTTCCCCACGGTGCAACGCCTCCATTAGCTTCACCACTAAAAAGCCATAGTCATTGATAAACTCCATACGGCGGCGCCTCGCTTTAACCCGCGTTAGCGACTGGAACTTAGCTGCATGCCTAATGCACATAGCCAAACCCCACGGGCCGCTGCCAACGCTGTTGCAACAAGGATGAACACACGGCCTATATTTTTGCTCATGGGCGGCAGTAGAAAGCCCACCCGATAATTTCAACGCCTCAACAGCGTTAACGGGAACCCACGGCCCCTTAAAACCCTTGAGCTGGTTGTGAATCTCCAAACCTAAAAAGTCTGCCTTTTCCATCAACTCCCCGGGTGTAGTCTCTAACTTTTCAGCCGCTAAAGACAGGTAGGTCCACTTTCGGTTTTGCTTGTCCTCCATCAC